GGCATTAAGCCAACCGAAAGGAAGGCCAAAAGCCGGATAATAACCGTAACCTGACACTTTAGCGAGACAGGACTTTTCATCCTTATCATCGACACCACCATTACGATCTGTGAGCGCATTAGTGCGTATCGGGTCACTGGAGATTGGATGAGTCTCGTTCATACTGACGCAGCGTATGCGGCGTGGTTTAAAGAGGCCGATCGTTTGATTGGTCTTGGGAGTTTTACTTCCAATTTGGAAGCTCTCGGTACCACATATTTTGCCTTTAAGTCGGATTTAGATTCGACAATTGAAAAAGGCGACGCATATTGTCGATATACAAAATCGACTGCTGGAGCTGAAATGCTCGCCATGCGGAAGAAGCTTAGTAGCTTGAAGTTGCTCAAAAACTTGGATCTTACCAAGCGTGCAGCGCAACGCGAACGGAAAGCACCTTTTGGTGTTCTGATACATGGAGCGTCAAGTGTGGCCAAATCCACGTTCACAAAAGCCTTGTTTTATTACTATGGCAAGTTGCACGAACTGGAGACGGAAGATCATTATATGTTCGCTCGCAGTCCAATGGACGAGTATTGGAGCAACTTTGATCCCAGCATGTGGTGTATCCGTATGGATGATATTGCTTTGTTGGACCCGTCAAAAGCCACAGAGGTTGATCCTACGGTGCGTGACATCATCAATGTCATCAACAACGTACCGTACGTGCCGCCACAAGCGGCAGTGGAGGACAAAGGCAAGACGCCAGTAATGGCCAGGTTAGTCTTAGCCACAACAAATACGCCAGATTTGAACGCACAAGAGTACTTTTCGTGCCCTTTAGCTGTTCGTCGACGTTTGCCGTATGTTGTCCACATCAAGCCCAAACGGGAGTATCTTGCAGCGAATAAGGTTTTTATTGAACCTTCAAAGTTGCCAGAGGTGGAGGATGAATTCCCAGACTACTGGGATATAACAGTCCAAGAGATACTCCCCATCGCTCATCGAGGTAAGGATGGTGCGGCCTTGGGTCACGTCAAAACTTTCCATTCGATGAAAGACTTTCTCAAGCACTTCGCTGAAGCGTCTCTCAAACATGAGGGGTGTCAAGTGAAATCTACTGCTTGCGATGAGCAGATGAGGAGGCTCAAAGTCTGCCGTCTCTGTTATACAGTTGGAGGTTGCGAGTGCGTTCAAGGCTTTTTTGTGGCCGGAATGTGGTATGGACTCGCTTTTACAGTGTTGGATTATGTGTGGAGACTCGGTTTCGAGTTGTTGATACACGTGCTTTCCAGTACGTTCCTCTACTACGTTGCACGTTTACAAGTGACGGGCTGGTTTGTTACTTGGTGGTCCAATTTCTTGGATCGCGAAATTCAGATCAGAGCCTTTAGCTTTGTGCACAGAAATGGTAGCCAGCGCGCTTATACGATTAAATATGGTCAATTACTGAGCGCTCTGAAGTCCGCCGTGTGTATTTACATATCATACCAGGCGGCCAAAACAGCTTTCAAATGGACAATAGTACCCGTGATAGAAGCGGAGAAAACCCGACGTGCTGCATTAGCAGCTAAGTCGAAGGCCGCGGAAGCTGTCGAGTCCAAACCCGAACTCGAGTGTCAAGGAAATGTTTTTGGATCCACAGAAGAACAGTTGCAGAAGGAAACTGCTGCGAATGTTTGGTATAATCCAACCATCGAGCTTAATCGCTTCGATGTTCCCTTGGCTTCACAGAGTCTAGTAGGGGCGTCTAGTGAGACCATTCGGTCGCGCTTGGCCCCCAATTGTGTCCGTATATCGGTCACGGCTCTAGATGTCGGACGCACCGTTAAAGTGTGCGGAGTCTTTGTGAAAGGACATTGGTTGCTTTTCAATTATCATGCAGCTAACCGTGGTGAAATATTCGAGATCGAAATTACTAGTATGACCCAGTCTCAGGGACTCAATGCCAACACCAAAGTGCGTGTTTGTGCATCAGATTTGCATGTGTGCGCAGATCGAGATATGGTACTAGTTGAGGTGCGCGATGTGCCACCACGCAAGGACATAACTTCTTTGTGGTGCACTACGGCGATTCCTGTCTCCAAATTAATTTCGATTAGGAGAGAAAAATCGGGAGAAGTCACATATAATCCTGTGTACGCGGTTACATACGATGATCGGTTCCCCGTCGAAACCCTTAATAGTGAGCTTGCTCTCTACTTGGGCAAAATGGGCGATACTACGAAAGTCGGTGACTGTGGTTCACTTGCAGTGGCGATAACCCCCCGCGGACCCGTTATACTTGGGATACACACCCTTGGATACAAAGAGACTGCAGGATTCACATACCTACCAAAGGGCGAAATTGATCGTCTTACGGAAGGCAGTTTAGTGGTCACATCAGGTCCCCAACCCAAATTTGACTTACAGGGTGTGGTCTCTTTGACGGAGCCGCACCACCGTAGTCTTATGCGCTACCTTGAACACGGAACATTAACCGTGTATGGGTCAATGCCGGGTTTTCGAGCTCGGCCAATCAGTAAGGTTTGCGCTACCCCACTCCAAACAGAGATGCTGAAGCACTTTGATATCGAAGTGAAGCACTGCGGTCCTTATATGAATGGATTTGCACCGTGGAGGAACAATCTCCTCGAAATGGTTGTGCCCAATCATGCGATCGATACTGCTATACTGAAGTCGTGCACAGAAGCGTTTACGCAAGATATTCTGGCAGGACTTTCCGCCAAGCATGGTGATGAGTGGAAGCGCGATTTAGTGTTTTTATCCAAGATGGCGTCCTTGAATGGATTGCCCGGGGTGAAATTCATTGATCGTGTGAACGTGAATTCCTCTATGGGAAGTCCGTTCAATACCTCCAAAAAGAAGTATCTCCGGGAAGCTCCTAGTGAGCGTTATCCCGATGGCATAGACTTCACTGAGGAGGTTTGGGAGATGTATGATGCAATAGAAGCATCATACAAGCGTGGTGAAAGGGTGAACCCTGTTTTTATGGGGCATCTCAAAGATGAAGCGGTCTCGTTTGCCAAATTTAAGGCACAGAAGACAAGGCTTTTCACCGGGGCTCCAGCAGCATGGTGCTTAGTAGTACGCTCGCGATACCTTTCTTTGGTTCGCTTGATACAAAAGAACCCCTTCATATTTGAAGCAGGTCCAGGCACCGTAGCCCAATCCACCGCGTGGGGCACAATCCGCAACTACTTGACTGCTCATGGTGATGACCGTATCGTCGCCGGAGATTACAGTAAGTTTGATAAGCACATGATTGCGCGATTCGTACTTAGTGCGTTCGATGTCATGATTGCGCTCTATCGTGAGGCGGGTTTCAGCGACGAGGAACTGTTGGAATTGCAGTGTATTGCTGAAGACACGGCCTTTCCAGTGGTCAACGTGAATGGTGATGTGGTAGAGTTCTTTGGAACAAACCCTTCGGGGCATCCGCTCACCGTGATCGTCAACTCGATCGTAAACTGCTTGTATATGCGATATGCGTACGTGCTGGCGAACCCAGAACGTCACTGTCGTTCCTTCAAGCAGAATGTGAACCTTTTCACCTATGGTGATGACAACATCATGGGTGTTTCTCCCGCATGTGACTGGTTTAACCATACGGCCATTCAGAGCAATTTAGTGACGATTGGTGTTCAATACACCATGGCCGATAAGGAGGCTGAGACGCAACCATTCATCCATATCAACGCTTGTTCGTTTTTGAAGCGCTCTTGGCGTTTTGATGAGGATGTCGGTGCATATCTCTGTCCACTGGAAATGGACTCCATTCACAAGTCACTCACTGTTTGGACACCATCTAACACTTTGTGCCCTGAAGCACAAATGGTTCAGGTGATATCTAGCGCGAACAGTGAGTTTTTCTTCTACGGGAAGGACGTGTTTAATAAGCACCATGCCTTCTTTAAGGAGATTCTAGCGCAACCCCCCTACGTGCACTATGTGTGCGAATCGACTCTTCCAGGTTGGGACCGTCTCAAATCGAGATTTTGGAAGGCGTCGGAGGGAAATCAGGACTCGACCCAGTAGTGCGTGTTTGGCAACTCGC